ATACAGAGTCATCTGTCCAGATTTGAGCTTCGCTTGAAGTCAAGCCGGCGTTTGCGGTTTCTTTGCGAGCAGAGCCAACAAACACATTTTGCACGCCTAAAACTTCTTTGAGGACGCTGATCACCATGTTATCCTGCATGATTCTATTGCCTGCTGCTGTACCTGATGCGGTTGAGCCAGCTGTAAAGAATCCCCTGATATCTGGAGCTCTAGATAAAGCACGCAAAGCACCATAACCAAGAACGAGAGTATCTGGCAAGATGCCATGAGCATTTGCACGAATAACATCGATAAGGGCGTGAAGATCGGTTAAAGGTTCAGCGCCGGCGCTATTCCATTGAGTGCCCTTTGATCCATTGCCTAAAGATGCTACTGTCGAGGTATATGACCCCCAGTTGCCAGCACTAAACAAAAGATTTGCTAGGCGTGATTCACGGGCTAAAAGCATGGCTCTTTGCACTTTTTTAAAAGATCGAGTTTCTTCATTGCCGGGATATTGAGAATAAGCAATGTCTTCTAAAGCGATGCTATCGGACAAAGAATAGATCTTAGCGCTATATGTAGTGCTAGTACGATCAAAATTACCGATTGTTTGACGACCAGAGCCGGGAGCTCTTTCTGCTGATACATCTGGAGCGCCCATGAAATTGCGAGTTTCTTCAATGAGAAGAGTACCAGTAGGACCAACAGAGGACACATCAACCTTTTCAATGACTTGATCTGCAATGAGTTGCCCATCTGATGGGATTGCTTCGATGGCAAGATTTTTAAGGATCTCGTTAACTGGATGAATATTGCTATAGCTAGGATTTGCCATGTTATACTCCTAAAGATGGGCTAAATAAAACTTCGATTTGTTCATTGTTAGAGCCAGCCACATTGACATCATTAGCCAAGAAGCGCCCTGCGATGATTTGAGTGCTTGCACCGGAGCCGTCATAGGCATAGACTTTACCAGCAAGACCGGGCATAACAAAGAAATGAGTGCCGGCGGTGATAGCGCCCCCAGCGATACATCTTGTTAAGCCTAAAATGCAAACATTGACGACATCGCCACTTGAGACGGCTTGTTGAGATACGCCTACAGGTACATCGGTAGAGGCTGTGCATGGGGTAACCTTGCCATCAGAGTCTTGCTTAACGAGTTGAAAAGCTGTGATGCTGGCAGATGCAACAAAAGATTTATAGATTGATTGTTCATTGAAAGCCATGGTTTATACTCCGAAATAGTTTTTATAGGCTTGTGGATTTTCATTTTTAAAGAGGTCAAGCGCTTGAGCAAAAGTGATGCCTTTTTCTTTTTGAATTGATCTAACTTGTTCACTCAAAGAAATAGGCTTGCTTGCTTCAGCGTGTCCGACTTCGGATAGATTGACCGCTTGATTTGCTTGTCTCTCAGAGAACATCTTCCAAAAAGATGGGCTTTTGTCCTTGAGGTCGTAAGCTTCCTCGGCTACTGCTTTCTCGCTTGGCGCGATCTTGCCAGTATTTAAGAGGGCATCGATAGCGTTCTTGCGTTCAGCACCGTGTTTTTCAGCTTGAAGCTTATTAACTTGTTCATTGAGAGCGGTGATCTTGATAGACATTTCGTTCATCAATTTGACGCTAGCTTCACTCATCGCCTTAGGTTTATTGTCCATTGTAGCGCCCATAGATAAAGGCGAGTCAGCTGGCTCGTTAGGTTCTTGGGCGTCTTCTTGCTTTGCTGCTTCATACTCAGCCTCAATCGCTGATAACTTGGCTTCTAGTTGCTTGACGAGTGCGTCTTTTTCTAAAAGCATGGCAATGAGCTCATCGGGGCTTTTGCCTTGTAATTCTGTTTGATCCATAATTTTCTCCGTTAAAAGAATACGATCTATTTTTGACTGTGATTGTGCTGGTCTAGGCGTTAAGGTGACGGCTAAAAGTTGGGCATCACCTATCTTATTCCCACCATCTCTAGCATAGACAGGGCCTATAATAAATTCGGGGCTAGACCATAGATTGCCCTCAGACTCCTCAACGATTTGAGCGCCCTTGGCTGTATAAAGGGGATAGGCATAAAGCCCATTATCCTTGATTTCAAGATCAGCTATTTGCCCCAGAGCCATAGACACATCAGGGCTAGACAGGCTAGAGGCATAAGGCGAAGAAGCATGATTCCAATCAATAATAACATGATCATTATTTTTTCGCTCATAAAATACCCTTACGATTTCCTCTAGGTCTTTTAGTGTGATAGTGCTTATTTTATTGCCATTCATGCGAGAGTTTACATCGCCTAAAGCTAGCGTTAAAAAAGGTTTGCCTTTGATAAGGCTGGCTACTGGTCTCAATTCGCTCAGTGCCTTATATTCTTGGTCTGCTTTATCCATTTGTCCTACCACTTTTTTAGCCCATGTATAGCCAGCATCACCGCCCCAGCCATCCCATGCCTGTCTTCCCTTGCCATATACCGCCCATGTTGAGCCTTGCTTATCGACCTCATGACGAGTGAAATAAGCAAGCATACGGCGTACGGTGTCTGGTGACAGTTGTTTTGCATTGATTAAATCCCTTGCCCTTGCGATGCCTATGGGCGTCATGCCTCTTTGAGATGACGGCTTTTTTGCCCTATTGTCTAACGCCCTTTTAGCTGCTTCTTGAGCGCCTTTAGGTGGAGTAAAATCAATATGGCTGTATTTATCAGGTATCGCTAGATTCATTAACTCAGTTGAATTTTTGAGTTGTTGATTGATCACTTGCTTTTCAAATTTACTCATCTCTAAGACTCCTCAAACGCTCCGCCATAGCAAGAGATGGATTTTGAGCCACCTGTCTATCTTGGCTAGTGCGCACCGCCTCAATGGGCAATTCGCCGGCGCCTATTCTTTGTCTGATCGCGCGCTCTAGATTGTCATCTGGGGTAAGCAGTTGACTTTGAACAAGTGAAGGCAAGCTATTTAGGGCATCTGTGAGCTCATCATTGTCTAGACCTGTATGCACTAGACGGGGCAATTTGCTAGATTCGATCTTACCATAATTAAAATTGATTAGGCGCCCGATTGTGCCACCACCGGCACGGTCTTGCCCAGATATAGCAGATGCTACTAAATCTAAGAAGTTAATGCACGCTCTTCTAAATACTGATAAATGCACTTCACCGACCGACCTAGCGCCAGTGTCCGAGATACCCAGATTCAAAAATTGAGCCATAAACGCCTGAGAAATCTGATTGTCGCACTCTTGAATAACCTTAAGCGCGCCATCTGGATTGAAGCCGGCTTGACTGCCAAAAGCTGAGAATTTAACAGCGGTATTTTCCACTAAATAAGATTGCTCTTGAGCGATATAAGATTGCGCTTGTCGCACGGCCTCATTGATCATCTCAGATAATTGCCCATCAGTGAAGCCGGATCGTTCAGCTACTTCTCTATCAACGGCCACGACTGGAGTAGGGATAGCCCAACGCTCAACGCCAACAGATAATAGATTTGCTGTTCTTTGTTTTTGAGACCACCACCACCAGCATGGACGCAATAAGCCAATGCCCTCGAAATTTGAGCCAGTCTTATTTAAAGTCAATAACAATAATTTTGATGCTGGTATAGGTTGAGGCTGTACGCCCCCCACCATATTTTGAATAACACCATCAAGATTACGACCGTCAGCAGATAGCCATCTTTGATGAGATGATGGCTCACGATCTGCATATTTTTTTAAGAAAACCTTTTCTTGTCCGATTGCATCTTTTTCAATGCAATAGATTTCTTCAGCATATCGCCAGCCTTGGGGGATAAACTCTAGTAAATACCCTAGCTGCTCTTCCCATGATAAGTCCATCATACCGCTATACCCATCAAAGCCAAAACACTCATTAGCGAATCGTGCCAGCTCTTCAGCCACATCGCTATCATCACCGGGCTTGAAAATCCATTTAGCAGATAGAAGAGTCTGCTTTACCACCGCCCACGATCTTTTTACAATGGGATCAGTAGCAAGCATATCCTCAGCCGTCAATACCCAGTTTCGCCCTGTGAGTTGTGGATTCTGTTCTTTACCGCTTACATACCCAGATAAAAGATTTGTCCCGGGTATGCCGTAAGTCTTGTAAATAGGTTGAGCATCAACATATTGAGTCTCTTCCCCTTTAGTCTTTAGCGTCATAGCTGGATACATATTTTACCTTTTGAAACATCTTGATACATATTTAAACATTATTGTATGTGGCATATTTAGAGAAAATCAAATAAAAAGCAAATAAATGAAGATTTAGAGAAGCCAGCCCTAGAAACTGCAAGGATAAAGAGAGCCGGCTTGTACTCAATGGGTGCGTTAAGATCGCTAGAAATCATCTCAATCAAGGATACGACAAGAACGCATCAATCTAACACAAAGCAAAGGTTACTTATTTCAATGTGCATAATCAAAAAGCAATTTTATATCTTGAGTGATGGGCGTGTCTGGTACGAAGGTAAATCGTATGATCCTCAAGACTGTGAATTTTTAGAGGGATCGTATCTAGTGCTCAATGCGATAGATGAAAAAATTGAAAAGCTACCCAAAAAACAAGCTAAAATAGAGCCCGTTCATACTACCATAGAAAGAGATTTAGATATGTCTTTACCTTTAAATCTGGATATGCTCATCACATATCCGTCTATCACATCACAAGCGCCAGTGACTCACACGGCTATCGAATCCCCAGCGCTACCACCAGAGATCAATCAGCTTCAAGAGTTGATCAAATTGACTGGCAATAATCTGCCCTTGGCCATAGCTATCTTGATCGCACTAGTTTTTTACAAAGACAAGAAGAAGAAAGATCAAGAATCTCAAGACCATGCTATCGCTTGCGATATTGAGAGAAAAGACCTGCTCAAAAGACTAGATATAATCGAATCCGAATTTAAACAATTTGAGAAAGATCAAGTTAAAATCATGGCCGGCGATGGTGATATCAAAGATCGAATTGATCGCCTTGAACGCCATGTCAAGAATTTGCAATAATTATTTATTTACCCCGCTATCACAAAGCCCCCATGTCAAACAGCCGCTTAAATATTCCTCGCTAAAAAGATCGAGCTGATCACTCTTGGCCCAATCAATGACATCATCAATTTTGCCCCTATTAAAAAAAGTATATTTATCATCAACTCCCTTCAATTCTTGCATATGCTTTTCAAGATCTCTGATCACATCAAAACGCTCTGGGTATCTCTCGAATGCCATCTTGATCTCGCCTTTTCTAGCAAAAATACAAGGGAAGCATCCCACTCTAGAGAAACCTTGAGTGTATAGAGGATTAGGCTTGATGTTATGTCTCTTGTGAATATCGACTACTTGATCAAACGACCAGTCGATCAAAGGGCGCCAGATGGTGGCTTCGTCTTTATCTTCGATCTCTTCTAGCGTCGATCTTGCCTTGCTTTCCTCTTTTCGTATACCCACGGCATTGACTGGCTTTAATTTAGTGTGCTCTCTAAGACCATCCAAATAATCTTGAATAGGTTTAACCTTGAGATTTATAGTACATACTCTTCTTTGCTGTGATGGGAAGAATCGATCTCTCTTCACCATGCGAACATAGCCCCCCTCATCTGTATCAAAATATTTCTCGTTTCGCACTCGTACAATATCGACATCGAGCGCTTTCTCTAGATAGTTTAAATAGTCGTATGTGATGGGATGTTCCCAGCCTGTATCACAAAAGACGGGCGTGAAATTCATGCCCTTTTCTCTAAGATAAAGCATAACAGCGGTTGAATCTTTACCCCCAGACACTGAGGCGATCAATGGTCTATCTTGAAACATCTCAATCCTCTGTCAATAGATCGACTTCAATCTCATCGATGACGGCTAAAAGCTTTTTCTTAATGGGATCATCCTCTTTAAGCAATGCCATAATAATATCTCTGAGCAATTTAACGCTGTGCAATGTCATTGTTTTCTCTCCTCTTCTTTGCTTTATATCTAGAAATATGCCAGTGCACTGACGCGGGATTGAGAGAGACGGCTTCGCCTATGACTCTCAAAATACATCCAGCCTCGTGCATCTCAATGATCTTGTTAATTGTTTCTTGTGAGCTCTTTGCTCTTGGCGCTGATCGATACCGCCCCACTTTGTCGATATCCATAACAAGCCCTAACTCAAGAAGCTTTTTGTATCGCATTTGTCGTGCAGTCTCTGGATGACAGCCCATGATCTTAGCGATTTGATGTACTGGCATAGTATGATCGACAAGTCTGTAATCGAATCTTATGGGCTTTTTGCCCCCAGCTTTCTTGCGTTCTCTTGGCTCTCTAGGCGCTTTAGGTTCTTTGATGCCCTTGGGCTTTTTCTTTAGCCCGTACTCCATGAGAGTGGCATCATCTAGCGTTTGCCCTTTTTCAATAAGGCTCTCAAGGTAAAGTAATCTATCCATTTATTAACCTCAATAGTGGCTCGTGATCTTGTACGCGTTGCCTTGATCGTTTGATGTATTCTTCATTTTGTTCTATGCATATATAACGACGATTTGAATTTAAGCAGGCTATCGCTGTCGTTCCACTCCCCGCGCAGTTGTCTAGCACTAGATCATTTTCATTCGTGTAGGTCTTTATTAGGTATTCAAATAGGGCTACTGGCTTTTGCGTTGGATGGATAGATTGATGATTAGGAT